CCTGAACAGGGTGTCCACCTCGCCGAACCTGTTTTCCTTGATGAGGCAGTCCTTCAGGTGCAGGGTCTTGTAGCTCGGCATCCCCCGGATGGTGTCCTCGGTCCTGAACATGACAGCTGTCCCGAAGTCGGCCCCGCATTTCACGAAAGCCCGTCCCTCGTCGTAGATGTTCGATCTTGAAAACTGCTTGTAGAACGACCTTTCAACCGACTGGAGCCATTCGGCGTACTCGCCTACCTTCATCAGCTTCTCGTCCTCCAGGGACAGGCGAAACCATGATCCGTCACGGCTGAAAGCGTAGCCCTGGATTCCATCAGCCAGCAGGGATGAGGCTTTCAGGGCGGTGTTGTCGAAGATGTCCTTGTAGTCGAAGGGGTCGGTCCCCGTGCCTCCTGGGTGCGAGTCGTCCCAGTTCCCGTATGCGGGGTTGATGTACCTGGCAATCTCCTGCCATCGGCTGTCGTACCTCGCCCGGTCGCTCTTGAGCTGGCCCTTGACCCTGACCAGCTTGTCCATCGATTCACGCGCTATATCCATACTTCCAGCCTCCTAAGCAAAGTCCATCGGGTTCCATTCGGGTACGGAGTCGCCCGTCCTCGCCGCTACAATCTCGGTGTCCCTGCGGTCGCGGTTGAACCACCATGCTGCCATGAGCAAGCATACCACAAGGTCGTCGTGGGTGTCCTCCGTCTCGGCCTCGTGCCTCACGTGGCCCGTCTTCTCGTTCACCTTGCCCCTGAACTTGAGCATCTGTCGCTCGAACTCGTCCGCCCACTTGAGGCCCTGCGTCATCCTGAATCGCCTCTGCTGGGTAAGTATACGGGCGGCGGCAACCATGTCCACCTTGGGCACGTGGATCTCGTTCAGTATCCTAGCGCCCTTCAGCCTGTCCGATACGCTGAAGATGTTCCCCATGTCGGCGTACACTTCCCTGGCCTTGCCGGGTCCGGTGAAGATGATGGGTATGGGGGTGAGGAACATATCCCTCATGAGATCCACAACAGCAGCCCCCACTCCCGAGCCGTCAACCAGCAGGTCGGCGTTGGCCTTGAGGTCGTGGTGCTCCATCATGTTGGAAACTATATCGGCTATCTCCGGGTAGGACACGCCCTGGAACTTGTCGATGTGCATGATGTCGTAGGTGTGGATGAACCTGTGCCCCTGCCCCAGCGACTCGATGCCCTCGACCAGGTTGGGCCTGTCCCTGAACACCATTATCGCGGTGTAGTCCCGCTTCTTGGCTATGTCAACGGATACGCAGTACTCGTGCATCAGATCACCATCGCCCTGTCATCAGTCATGACAAGCCCGAAGTCCATGCACTCGATGGCCTCGCCGGGGTGCATTATTGCGTCCACCTCGTCGTAGGTGAAGGTCTGCTCGTCGGGTTCCACGAATTCACAAAGGTACTCCTGGCGGTACATATCCGCGCCCATCTCGATAAGGTTCTCCTGCTGTTCGCTGAAAACATGGTGCCTGGGTGAATAATAGCCCTTTATGCCTCTTTTTGCCATGGTCTCGCGGTATCTCCGCTCGGGCATGGTCTCGACAAGTGTCCACTTGTCCTCGCCGATCTCCCACGGGGAGCGCACCTCGTACCGCTCCCACCTGTCCGATGCCCAGGCGTTGGCGAAGAAGCCCATGCGTCCGTTGGGTGTCGATATGGCGATAAGCTCGCATTTCTCGTTGTCGGTGAGCATCGGCCTCACCCCCGACTTGTACACGGCGTCCTCGATGCGGCTGGCCTCGTCCAGGATGATGATGTCGGGGTTGGAGTATCCACGTGCTGCCTTCTCGGTGGCCGGAACGACAAGGATGCGTGAACCGTTTGAAAGCTCGATGAGGCTGTCCGAGTCGCGCATGATCTCAGGGTATGTGGGGTCGCGGGAAATGAAGTCCTTGATCTTCTCGATGTCCTCAACCGCCTGCCGCTCTGTGGCTGCCAGTACAATTGACAGGCTTTTGGGCCAGTACCGTGCCCGATGGCTGGGGGTGCTGGCTATGATCGTTGACTTCCCCGACTGCCTAGCCCCGTTGACGATCTTCCTGCGGGCCTGGGATTCGAGTATGTCTGTCTGCCACTCGAACGGTTTGAACCCAAGGCTGCGGATATACCTGTCACGCGACAGCCCGTAGACGGCATGGGTGAATGCGTTGCTAGGTATTACCGGCAGCCTCAAGGGCCTTGATGATGCTATCTCGTACCTCCGGAGCCTTCTTCGTGGCATTCTCGACTATCTGGATCATGGTCATGTATATCGTCTGTGGGTCCTGGGCGGCTGTGGTGTTCTCCTTGATGAGGCCCTCGACCTTGGCGAGCATCTCGAGTTGCCTGTTGAGCGTGTTGGCAGATTCCAGGATAAGCCGTCTTGGGTCAGCGACCTTGGCGAACAGGTCGAATGTCCTGAACTCCTGGCTTCCGGAGATACGGTCAAGCAGGGTCTGGAGGGTGGCCTTCTGCTGGTGTCCATTCTCGTCCCTGTAGACGACGTTGATCTCGTATCCCCTGGGCCCGAGCTCGTATCGGTCTGGGTTGGTGGGGTCCTGGAGCCAGTCGTTGCACGATTCGTACATCTTCTGGCTGTAGACCATCTCCCTCTCGATCCTCTCGAGCATGGTCTTGCCGGCCTTTTTGTCCTCTGCGATCCTGGCAGAGGCTACCTGTGGGTACAGCCTGTCCTTCAGGTATGTGCATATTGCCGTCTTTGAAATCCCATATCGTTCCGATATATTCTGGTATGACTCCCTTCCGCTGACCAGGGCCTTGATTATCTCGGCCTTCTTTTCGTGGGTGTCTATGCTCCGGGTTCTCAAACCCATGGTCTCCATATATTTATGCGGTCAACATCCGAGCTTGATGGCTTCCAGTCGTGGACCTTGATGCCCTGGGCCGTATGGTACACCGCGTATGGATCACCGTACAACGGTTTCACGATCTCCACCTGTATCCTTCCCCTGGGGAGATGCACGAAGAATGGGTCACAGAAAGCCATGTGCCTCTTGCTCGCTCTAGCCGCGTCGTCAGGGTTGTTGTATGCCGCCAATTTTCGCCTCCCCGGCCTTTTCGGCCTCCTTGACCATGCGGTGTATGGTGCTCTCCATCCGGAGGGCCATGTCGCGCATGATGATGTATTCCTCGGCAAGGGCCAGGGCAGCCTTGGCCAGGCCCATGTCGTTGGTTATCCATGCCCGTGCCTGTATCTCGGCGATGAGGTCGTCTGTCCTCACCGTATCCCCTGGATCATCTCCAGGATGTAGCCAAACGCCACCAGCAGCACGCACATAGCCACAAGATACACCGCGAGCAGTGTGTTTGTCCTGTTACCGTTGGTCATAGTGTCCTCCATCGTACCTGTACCCCGCACTGTGAAGGCCGACGGCAAGGCGTGCAACTTCGGCTTCTTCCAGCCCGATGACAAGCTCCTTGTCGATGATGTGAAGCACCTCGTGAAGCAGTGTATCCTCGACCTGCTCGTCGGCCAGCGTGTTCAGAAGCCTGATTACCTGGAGCGATCTGTTCGCGGCTCCCAGATTGTTCTGTAGATCGAATTCACCAGAAAAATCAATCTTGTACGGCTTTCCCAGTATCTCCATAGTGAATGGTTTCTTTTCAATCACCGCTACCTCCTGAAGCAGTTTATGATCGCCAGCGCCACCAGCGCCAGCATCAAGGGTATGAGGATCATGCGGGGTTCGATATGCTTGAGTGCCTCAATAGCCTCCTTCACTTCCCTGCCTCCCGTCGCCTTTTCCCAACCGACTTAAAATATGTTTCTACAAGTCTATTGTATAGTCTCCAATTCGAGTAGACATGAAGCAAATCCTTGATAAGATCAACAATTGTTTTCCTTTTCATCTGCCCGCCTCCCGTCGCCTTGCCCGCTCGAACATCATGTTGGCGGCGATGTCATAGGCCGTCGTGCCTATGCAGTCCCTGTTGTAAATCGAATAGCCACCAGCTTCACTTGCAAGCATCCCCGTCAGCGCCGCCTTGTCGAACACGGCGCACATTTCCCAGATCAGGGCTTTATATGCCCTGTGCCTGCGTCCAATCTCATAGAGCATGGGTAGGTAATCGCGTCCTCTTTTCGGATCAAGGTAAACTATCTCCATCCCCTACTCCTTCACCGCTTCAAGGGCTTTAGGGTATTTAGTCCTGTACTCGTTAAATATGTTATTTGCTTCACGAAATAACCTTTTTGATATACGTTCTGCATCCTGAGCCATTTCTGACAGTAATTCAGCCCTTTGCAACAGCAACTCTTTTTCGTCAAGCATCCCCTACTCCTTTACCGCTTCAAGGACGGCACGTGCGCGATTTGTCGCAAGCCTGAGTCTCGATATAGGCGATATACTCGACGTCTTTGGATTCACGTCGCAACACACCACATATCCAAGCGCTTCCACCAGCACCCGCTCGCGCTCCCTCAACCGCCTGACCTCGGCGGCGAGCTGACTGAACGTCCCGTGCATCGAAGGCGTGTCATAGGTGACGCCGTGTTGTTCAACTTCAAGTATTTCGTCAATCCTCACTTCTTCCCCCTCTTCTTGCTTCCCTGGTCCGGCCTTCCCGCCCCCACGTTCGCCGGTAGCCCGCAGGCTGTGCGCCGTGGGGCTGAGATAGCCACGTTGTCCGGGCCGGGGTTGTCGCGGAACCATGCCAGGGTCTCGTGGTGTGTCATGCTAATACCTCCGTATGTTTGTTTTGGCGCGTCTTTTGGGGCCGGGTGGTAGTTGGACCCGTCTTTATGGTGTCGCGTTGACCAGACCCCCTGTTTTTATCACCGTGGAGGGTTTTGCTCATGATGTCAGCCCCTTGATCCTGTTGTTGTAGTCGTGCTTCTGCTTGGCGGTCATCAGTTCGGCCTCCGTCGCGGCTTCCCACCGCTCCTGGTTTATCGCGGCGATCTCGTCCAGGGTGAGGGCCTGGAAGAATTCGCAGATAGTTCCGTCGTGTTCCCACATGACCCGGTTGCAGGGTGTCGGGCAGGTCTTTCGGTACGACTCACCGCAGTTGTTGCAGTTTCTCATAGTTCCAGCTCCTTTCCCACGGGTTTCGGATTGTCATGGATGAACATCTGCCCTTGCGCCGCGTGGGTCTTGTAGCGCTTTACGGCGGCCTCGTAGTAATCGGCGTCCAGCTCCATCCATGTCAGGTCAAAGCCTAGGTCGTGGCAGGCGATACAGATTGAACCGGAGCCGCCATGGGTGTCTAGGATGCGGTTACCGGGCTTGGCATAGCGGGACAGTAGCCATTTGTAGAGGGCTACGGGCTTGGCTGTTGGATGAATCTTGCCTCCTGTTCGGTTGTCGAATCTAAACAATGCCGCCGGGAAATCAAAAGAAGTCCACGCCATTTCCCATTGCGAAAAGTTTTCCCATGGCTGTACTTTATCCCACGCTATTACGCAACGGGAAGGCGGCAAGGGAAAGTAGTTGCCACCCCATATTATTTGGTTTTCGGATACTCGGAGAAGCTCTGCAAAATACTCTGCGCTAGGGGCGGAATCCCATTTTGTGTTACCCGTGTTTAGCGCCCTATTTTTTAACTTTCCGGCACCACTTAAAGCTCGGTTTGAATGCAACTCACCGCCAGCCTCCCCTATCCCATACGGCGGGTCAACAATCGCCAGCTCGAAGGCTTTGTCAGGCAGGGTTGCCATAAAATCCATGCAATTTTCATGTAACATGGTTATCATGCTTTCCGCTCCATTGCGAGTTTGGCTATCGCTTCCGATGCCTCGCGCTTCATGCTTTCCACCAAGTCCTTTCGCTTCTTGGCCTCGAAGTCGTCATCCTCTTTCTTGTCGAAGATCCACCCGTTGCCCGATTTCTGCCGGATGTCCCACGACTTCCTGAATTCTTCCATGCGGCGTCCATACCATGCCCGGATATTCTTTCCCTGCAACTTGGCTTCCAGGTTGGCCTGCAAGGTGTCGCATGGCTGGAAGCCGCATCGTGGGCAGTAGTCGAAAATACCCTTGTCGTGCTTGTCGGCGTAGGATACGACCTGCGCGTACTGGAACTTCAGCCCGCAAAGATCGCAGGTCCATTCCTCGGCCGGCACGTAGTCGTCGATAGGCTGGCCGACTTCCTTCAGGGCGGTCTTGT